CACTCACTGGTGGAGTAGTTACAGAAATTGCTATGCACTCATTAAGAGTTGGTAGCGGATATACAACGGCAACAGTAAGCTTTAGCGGTGGAACTCCTACTACTCCAGCAACAGCAAGAGCAATCATCTCTCCAAAGGGCGGTCATGGTTCAAATCCAGTCGAAGAATTGGGTGGTTTCTATGTTATCGTTGACGTTAACCTTGTTGCAGATGAAGGCTCTGGCGATTTCTTAGTTGATAACGATTACAGACAAATTTGTCTAGTAGCAAATCCACACGAAGTCGATCCATCGGCTGTACGTTTATTGGGCAATTGGAAAGCAAGTACAGCTTATATAGTTGGTGACGTTGTTTATTATAATAACTATGCATATGTGTGTGATACAGCTCACACATCAGATACCACATTTACAGTAGACGCTGCAAAGTGGACAGGCCCGAGCGTGGCTTCTGCAGCAACGTTGAATGCTCTTACTACAATAACATATAGCGGATTATCAGGTACTCTTGAGGCAGATCAAAATATTGCTGGTGATACAAGCGGAGCAATCGCTTATGTAGATAGTGTAAATACAGCAGATAGCTTGATAAAATTTCATCAGAACAGTACAACGGGTTTTACTAGCTTCCAAGAAGGTGAAACTATCACTATAGGTTCTGCTACTGCAGTAATCGATTCAATCACTGCTCCAGAATATGTACCGATGTCTGGAAAACTAGTATACCTTGAAAATTTATCTCCTGTAACTAGAAATATCAATCAAACAGAAGACATCAAGTTAGTACTAGAACTATAATTCAAATTAAGGCTTTTAAAATATGTCATTAAAGATCTTTTCTCAAGCACCATATTATGATGATTATGATGAGGCAAAGAGATACCTTCGCGTATTATTTAGACCTGCCGTTTCCTTACAAGTAAGGGAGTTAAATCAACTTCAAACATACTTACAAACTCAAGTAGAGCGTGTAGGTTTACACTTGTTCAAAGAAGGTTCTATGGTCATTCCTGGCCAATCTTCTGTTGATACGAATATAACCTATATAAAGATCGAGAATGAAACTAATGGCATAGACATTAATACTATTGTAGAAGAATTAATTGGTTCTACAATAACTGGTCAAACTTCTGGCGTGACTGCTAAAGTTACAGCTGTAACTCTTGAAGAACCCAATGAAACTAATCCTTTAATAACTGATCCTATAACTCTATTTGTTAGATACACATCTTCTGGAACCGACAAAGAAACGAAAGCTTTCGTAGCTGGAGAAGTATTAGTCGCAGATGCAGCTACTACTACTTTGGGTGTTGAAAGAATAGTTCAGATTAAAGCTGGTACAGGAGTTATTGGTAAAGGTACTGTTGCAGCTATTCAAAGAGGTATCTACTTCGTAAAAGGTCAGTTCGCACTTGTTACAGATCAGACATTAGTTATTTCAAAATATAGCAATACACCAAGTTATAGAATTGGATTGGATGTTGATGAAAATATCGTAGATTCTAATGATGATACAACTTTAGCAGATAATGCTAATGGAGTTCCAAATCAAAATGCTCCTGGTGCACATCGCTATCAAATACTTTTAACATTAACTAAACTACCAGTTGATTCAATTTTAGATGATACATTTATCGAACTTATTCGAATTACAGATGGTGTATTACAATCTAAGGTCACAGAAACTGAATACTCTATATTAGCGAAGACACTAGCTAGACGTACATTCGATGAATCTGGTCATTATACAGTTTCTCCATTTAAGATCGCTGTTCGCGAACATCGCAACAATGATAGGGGTGAATGGAATGGTCCAGGAACTACGTATCAACTCGGAGATATAGTAACTTCTGGTGGTAATTACTTCGTAGCTCTCAAGAGCGGAATTTCCGGAGCTGTTGAACCGTCAACATTATTTGATGCAACAGATCCTTATCAAAATTTAAGTGATGGCATCATTGATTGGAACTATACAACAAATCCTCCTTTCAATAGAGGTTATTTAACTCCAGAAAAAGGTGGAGATGAGAGCGCTGTAGCAGTCGCCATTGAACCTGGTAAAGCATATGTTCAGGGTTATGAGATCGAAAAGATCGCAACTGAGTATGTAAAAGTATCTAAGGCAAGAACATATGATCGTATAACAAATGATGCGATTCCTGTGACATACGGTAGTTATGTGTATGTTTCAAATGTATTGGGATTACCAGATTGTTCAACGTTCCAACAAATTGATTTACATAACCAGTTAACTCCTAGCTCCAATCCTCAAACTGCTGGATCTGGTACAAAAGTTGGTACAGCCAGACTTCGCGGATTTGAATTCCATTCAGGTACACCTGGAACAACTACGGGTGTTTATAAAGCATACATCTTCGACGTTAAGATGGAGAGTGGATACACGTTTGATCGAGATGTAAAACAAATATTCTACGATAGCGGCACTACTAAGACTAATATCGCGGCTGATGTTTATGGTAAGTATACTACTCTTTCTGGTTTCATATCTGCTTCGAGTACTACTATCACAGGTTCTTCTGGAACTGCATTCACCGCACAATTAAAAGTCGGTGATTATATTAGAACTATTAATTCTTCTTCAGTGTATGAATTCCGTAGAGTTACAGGAATCACTGATAGTGATACACTCACCATAGATTCAGCATTTAGCGGCACTGTATCTGGTGCAGTTTATTCTAGAGTTGGTGCTGAGATCAACGAACCTGGTGGTTTACCACTATTATTCCCGCTTGCATATTCATTCATCAGAAATACACGTGGTGGCACTGGTGACAATGAACAGGCAACCACATATACAACAACACAACGTTTTGATGCATCAACCGGTTCTGGACAAACATCATTGACATTCTCAGTTGGTTCAGCAACTAGTCCAACTACTAGCGGCTCAGAATTTAACCCTGCAGCAACCACTACAGATTATATCTTAGTTAATAGAACAGATGGTACTATTGAATCTCCAACTGGCATAACACTCCAAAATAACGGAGTCGACGTATTAGTTAGTGGATTAACAGCAAGTAAAGCATATAGTTTATTGGCTCCAGTTCGTAAAGCTGGTTCTCCGGCACAAGAAAAGAAAAAGACTCTTGTTGATAATGCAGTAGCAGATTTTGCCACACTTGCATCCGTAACACCACTAACATTATCATTAGGTAAAGCTGATGGTTATAGAATAGTTACTATACGAATGGCTGAAGATTTTACAGCCGCATCATCTAATCCAGCTGATACCACTGATATTACGTCTTGGTTTACTTTTGATAATGGTCAACGCGATACTCATTATGATGTTGCTACCATTACACGTAAAGAGGGTTATCCAGTTCCGAGCGGCGCGGTTAGGGTGATATTTGACTACTTCGATCATAGTACTGGTACAGCTGGTGATTATTTCACAGTAAACTCATATACTGGTGAAGTTCCATATAATAAGATTCCATATTACATCTCTTCAACAGGCATAGTAGCCTTATCTGATGTCATGGATTTCCGTCCTCGCATTGGAGATAACGGTGTATTGTTCTCTGGAACTGGTGCATCGCAATCAGAAATTCCTAAGATCGGTTTCGAAACTTCTGCAAGTTATTCTTACTACTTACCTCGTTCAGACAAGTTGGCATTAAATATTGATGGTGCATTCTTCTCTGTTGATGGAGTCGCAAGCTTATCTCCTGAAGAACCAAAAGATCCATCTTTGGGAATGTTAATTGCTAAGTTACATATATCACCATACACATTATTCCCATCGCAAGGTTCTATCCAAATTGAAACTATCGATACTAAACGATACACGATGCGAGATATTGGTAAACTTGATAAGAGAATTGAAAATCTAGAATACTACACAGCATTATCACTATTAGAACAAGAAACTAAGTCACTGACAATTCAAGACGAACTAGGACTTGATCGCTTCAAGAATGGTTTCATCGTTGATAGCTTTAAAGGTTCTGATCTTGGAGACACTGCTTCAGTAGATTATCGTTGTTCTATTGATATGTCATTACAAGAATTGCGTCCATTCTATACGATGGATAATGTTAATTTATTAGAAGCAAATCAATCTGACACAGCACGTGATGCCGATGGTTATGCGTTAACTGGCGATATCATCACATTACCATATACAGAAAGAGAATTGGTTAAGCAACAATTTGCATCTCGTACAGAGAATGTAAACCCATTTGCTATCTTTACTTTCTTAGGAAGTATGTCATTAAATCCTCCTTCAGATGAATGGTTTGAAGTTGATCGTAGACCAGATATTGTAAACAACGTCGAAGGTAATTTTTCAGCGGTTCAAACTGCGCTTGAAGCAGAAGGTGCATTAGGTACAGTTTGGGGTGCATGGGAAACTAACTGGGTTGGACAATCGAGAAATATAGATCGTTTAGTTGTGACTCGAGGCTTTGACAGCCGCGACTATGGTCTTGGTGGTGGACGTTGGATGAATCGTAATACATTTACACAGGCTGAACTTGCAGCTAGTGGAGCTGAAGCAGGTGCTCGTGTACTGACATTCCAAACTCAAGCAACTCAAGTTGGCCAATCTCGTACAGGTATCCAAACATCTGTTACTGCAAGAGTAGATTACCAAGTTCTTGAAGATAGAGTATTACAATCTGCTCTTATTCCATATATTAGAGCAAGGGATTTATTGTTTGTTTGTAAAGGCTTAAAACCAAACACCAAACTGTTCCCATTCTTTGATGATACAGATATTTCATTATTTGTAACTCCAGCAACAAAGATCAATTTGACAGTATTACCTTCAACTGGTGATCAATTCGATACTGATACAAACGTTGGTGGAGCAGCAGAAGAATTTGCTAGACAAGTTGATGGCAAAGCGGAAGTTTCATATAATAAAGGCGATATCGTCTTTGTTAAACAACGCGGAGCTACGACTTATAATACACAAGCGGTTTCTCCAGGAACTGGTGTAGCAGTATTGGTTGAAAAAACAACTGGTGAGAATCCAGAAGAAGCAGTTTATGTAATGAACATTAAAGGTTCATTCCAAGATGGTGACATTTTAAGAGGTTCTATTTCTGGAACAGAATATCAAGTTAATGGAAGCGTAGTAGTAGCTACTCAAGCAGACGACGTCATAACTAACTTTAATGGTTCTGTAGCTGGCGTATTTAAAATCCCTAATACAGAATCAATTCGTTTTAGAACTGGTGTTAGAGAATTCAAATTAACAGATAGTAATACTGGATCTTTAGATTTCACTACTCAAGGTCGTGGTCAATATCGTGCACAAGGTATACTTGAGACTAGACAAAAAACTATCAATGCTGTTAGAAATGCTGAAATTTCGACACAACAAGTTTCTGAATCTCAAATTACTGAAGTCTATTCAGATGAACGTTTAGTTCGAGACAGCGGATGGTATGATCCATTAGCACAGACATTCTTAGTGCAATCTACCGGCGGTTCATTTATTACTAGCGTCGATATATTCTTTGCAACAAAAGATATGGGTATTCCAGTAACTCTTCAAATTCGCGAAGTTGTGAACGGATATCCTGGTCAACGCATATTACCATTTTCTAGAGTTACGTTAACTCCAGATAAAGTTCAAACTGATCCAGTGGCTGGTGGAGAACCAACTACATTCACATTTGAATCTCCAGTATACTTACAAGATCTTACAGAATATTGTATCGTATTGTTATCTGATTCGAACAACTATAGAGTTTGGATTGCACAACTTGGTGAAAAAGCTATTGGCACAGATCGTTTCATATCTGAACAGCCTTATGCTGGTGTGTTGTTTAAATCACAAAATGCTTCTACATGGACAGCCAATCAAGAACAAGATCTGAAATTTACTATTCGTTCAGCTGTATTTGATATTACTAAATATCCAGTAATCGAATTCAACAATGAACCGTTGCCTCCCGTTGTATTAGAGACTGACCCATTCCAAACAAAGAATGGTAGTAGTAAGGTGCGTGTATTTGCTAAAAATCATGCTATGCCAAACAATTCTTCAGTCATCATTTCTAATGTGGCCGCAGGAACATATAACGGAATAGTTACTGCAGCCTCTACTGGTTTAAATGGTACATTTACAATCGTCGACAGCGAAATCGATTCGTTTGTTATTGACGTCGGATCTAATGCTACTAACAGCGGTTTTGTTGGTGGAGAAGACGTAGTTGTAACTGTCAATATCGGATATGATGCAGTTAATTTTATTGCACAATCTCAAGTATTCTCAGAAACTACTTTAGCGTTTGGTATGACACCTATCAATCAGTCATATAGTGCAGCTTCTACAGAAACTTCTTTAATACCGACTGTGACTACATATTTTGATAATAAGAATATCATCGCTTCGCAGACCAATGAAAACTTATCATCGCTTGCTGGTAACAAATCGTTGACAGTAACTGCGAGATTAACTTCTGAAAACGAAAACTTGTCTCCAGTTATTGATACTTCTAGAATGTCATTGACAACCATATCTAATAAGATAGACACATATTCTTATTCAACTAAGAATAATGAAGATCTAGATTATAAAGTAGTATTGACAACTGCTGGAAATAACGTATCATACTCAGGAAGCATCATCAGTATTGCTAATACTGGTAGCTTAAGAAGCGATGCGACAGGTATTGCTGTTGGTAAGTACATTGAAATAACCGGAACTGGATCTTCAACTAATAATACTACTGATCCAATATTAGTGACAGCTGTGGCTTCTGATGGTTCTACAATTACTTGTGATCATACATTCACAACTCAAGCAGCAACTACAACTACTATTACAGTATTAGATAACTATGTTAGTGAGATCGCTCCAACAGGAGGTTCTTCTGAATCTAAATACGTTACACGTGTTGTTAACTTAGCAAATTCTTCTACATTCTTGAAGATTATGTTTGGTGCTAACATTCCAGCAGTAACTGGTTCAGATATAGAAGTTTATTACAAGCTATTACCTGCTGGTTCAACTACCGATATCACGAAGTTCAACTTTGTAAAAGCTTCTCCTACTGCTAACTTAATTAAAACATCCAATCGTAATACGTTTACCGATGTTGCTTATGAATTAGAAAACTTACCTGCATTTGATGCAGTCGTAATTAAGATAGTGTTCAAGACTGGTAACTCTGCTCAAGTGCCTAGAGTTAAAGATCTAAGGGTGATTGCCTGTGCTTAGTGAAAAGGTTTTGCTAAAAGTAGAAAACGAAACGGGGTTGTATCGCGACCCTGTTTCAAAAGTTGTCATAAATAAAGATGACAACTTGTATAATAAGTATCTACAAAATAGACAAAGACTAATTAATGCACAACAACAAGTTGAAAAGAATACTACTGATATAAATGATATCAAAAAAGAAGTAAGTGAAATTAAAAGCATGTTAGTTACTATTCTTGCTAACATTCAAAAATAGAGAGACATAAATGGCAGCTATTAACGTAATTCTAACCGATACCTTTAACGGGTGGAGACTAAAGACTAATCAACTTGGTGATTTCGTAGGAGATACTACGGGTTTATCAACTACTGCGACAAACGTAGTTGCAGCTATTAATGAATTAAGAGACGCTAGTATTATTGACGGTGTCATCTCTACTGATGGCAACGAGTTCAAAATAAATGTAGATTCTCCAGATACATATGAACTTGTATTGACAGCAGCTGGTAATTTATCGGTTACTGGAGAAATGACTTCTACTAAATTTAATGGTCCTCTTACTGGAAACGTTACTGGTAACTTGACAGGTAATGTTACTGGTAATGCATCGACTGCTACAACATTACAAACTGCTCGCACAATCAATGGTGCTTCTTTTAATGGTTCTGCCAACATAACATTTACTACAGATGCTACAGCAGAAGGTAGTACTAACCTTTATTTCACAAACGCTCGTGCAAGATCTGCAATAAGTATTGCTACTACTAATGGTAATATTACTTACAATTCAACGACTGGTCAATTTAGTCTAACTAATGCTAACGTAGTCGCTGCGTTGGGTTATACTCCATGGCATTCTGGTAATGATGGAGCAAGTTCTGGTCTTGATGCCGACTTATTAGATGGTATGAATAGCGCTACGGCTGCAACAGCTTCTACTATCGCAGCACGTGATAGTTCAGGCAATTTAACAGCAAACGTGTTTAATGGTGTTGCAACATCAGCTAGATACGCTGACTTAGCAGAAAAATATTCAACTGATAAAGAATATCCAGTTGGAACTGTCATGGTGGTTTCATTAAGTGCTGATTCAGAATGTACAGCTTCTTATTCTCCAGGTCAAATCGCAGTTGGTGTAATCTCTGAGAAACCAGCATTCTTGATGAATAAAGATGCTGACGGTCAAGCAATCGCTCTTCGCGGCCGAGTTCCAGTTAGAGTAATTGGCCCAATTCAAAAAGGACAAACTGTAATCGCTAGTGTTGATGGCAGAGCAATCTATGGTGTCTTAAATCCAGTTGCGATAGCTCTTGAAACAAGTCAAGAATTCAAAGAAAAACTAATTGAGTGCGTGATATTGTAATGACAAAAGATGAACACAAAAAAATATTTTTTGATTTTATCAAACAACATCCATCACTATCTGATATAAAGTATTCAGAAAATCCAGTTTTAGAACAAGAGATTGTTCGTTTAGTAGTTACTGATAGTGTAGATAGAGATGGTGATAATTATTTACCGCTCTATAGAAAAACTAAAAAAAGCATAATTTACAATAAAGACTATACTGTCGTAGATTTAAACTACGATAACTTATATGATAGCTTTATTAATATTGATTTTAATTTAGAAACAGTAGAGTTTATTAAGTCATTAGCAGTCGAGGCCGAATCTAAAGAAGATGCTGCTAAATTGTGGTTAGAATATTTTGTTGAGCCTTTTATTAAATCCAATGTAGATACAAAAACTATATATTTTGTAACTATTAAGGATAATAATGGCTGGGATAGTAAACCGTGGGATAATACCATTGAAATTCAAAACACAATTGAAGAATTTTTAGAGGTTTAAGATGGCAACTACAGAACGCAATCCAAAAGCTAATACATTTCCAAGCAATGATCCGATTACGACACTAAGAGGCAGTATTGCTGCCGGAAATGATATTAATGCAAGCGACATTACATCTCTAATTGGCCTAATCAATAATTGGCTAGGTCATTTTCACACATATGATGATTTTTGGCAAATACCTACTTATGGTAATAATGGAGATCGTACTACTTATGTTGAAGATAAAAATGCAGTGGCTATAGGAGGTTCAGTAACTGGAGTCACCGCCGGAGACATTATTTCTGCAGCTAAACACAATGAGATGCGAACTTCGGTAGCTGCTCTTGGAAGTCATTTTCATTCTATCGACGATCATTAATGTTAACGCAGTAGGTCACGGTCTTCTACGACTCGACTTACTTTCTCTTTTAATTCATCAAAGTATTTCTCAGTAGCATTTAGTGGAATTAATCCACGAGCAATAGCATCGTACTTAAACGTGGTTAATTGAAGATCATGCTTTAATGCAACCGATGCAAACCTAACGCCAACATCTCGGCGCCACTTCCTAGATTTCATATCAAAAGCAAAGAAGTTACCAACTTGTCTAGTTGAGGTAATGTCATGCTCGCTCACTAGCCACGATAGAAAATCTTCGACCAAATCACAATTATTAAAATCATTTTCTTCATAGATCAGTAGCGCTTCATTTGCTGCTGCTAATGCAGGTACCGATCCGCTGTTTGTCCAACCGTGTACAATCCATTCGTCTTGTAATATACTCCAAATATCATTGTGAATGGCAACGGCAGAGAGTGGCATGTAACCCGCAGTAATACTTTTTGATAGTACTATGAATGTAGGTTCTATCGGGATTGATGTGTAATAGAATGAATTTCCAGTCTTAAAGAAACTCGATGCAGATTCGTCTAATATTAGATGAATATCATTTTGTTTACATGTTTTTTCGAGTTCTTCCCAAAATGTATAACTGCATTCAAACACTCCAGACAAATATGTAAATGGTTCTATTACTATGGAACTAACTCCTGAAAGGTCTAACATATCAAGCTCATACAACGTTTGTTGTCCATCATTACCAAATGGAGATGACAACTTTAAATTATCTGGCCAATGAGGTAAGTGTTGTCCTAAACCTCCCAAATCACTGATAGATCCTGTCAACCATGTAGATCCATGATATGATCCTTTAAAAGTAATTATCTTTTTCTTATCACTCTTTTGTTTTAAACGTGTCATATATGACAAGCGCAATGCCGTCTCAATTGCATCTGAGCCAGAGCTTCCGAAGAAAAACTTTTCATGCTTTGGAAAATAGTAGGATAGACGCTTAGAATACTCTACACCGATCTCAGCCAACATGCCATTATTATGTCTGCTGAATGGTAATGTCTTGGATGCCATATAAATAGCATTGGATATTGAATGTTGAGAGTAACCCAAGTTGCAGTTAATATTGCCGCATTGGGCATCTAGGATCCGCTGACCAGACTTCGTAATCAAATGGAAGTCCTCAGCGGAACTGATGATTAAAGGTTCAAGATCTGCGTGATTTGTGTACGGAAGAACATAGTTATAATTAAACATGAGGATATAATGAAACCTATAGTATTTTTTCAATGTGGCGAAACTCAAAGTACCCCATGGTTGGATGCCGCAAATACATGGAACTCTGATTATGATAATAAAGGATTTTGGATAAATCCAAAAGATTCACAATCATATCTATATCAATTCAATAAAAGAGATAATAAGATTGTTTTTAATAAGAATCGTGGACACGTGGATGTACATGATTTTGTATTAACAAAACCTTTTGTTGAACCATCGATGGAAATGAATAAGACCATTACGAAGGGCGTCGATCTAAACTTTGTAATTAATTGGCTTAATAATAATCAAGAAAAATCGTTGGGCTTTGGTACATTTATGAATGGCGGTTCTCATAACGATATTATACAAAACAGCGTATTCTATACTCGCAATCCTTGGATGGGTGGTCACATATATGATATACAAAAAGAAGAATTCATAACTACTGATGAAAATAAACACATCAGCACGGTAACATGGTTTTATGCATATAAGATGAAAGATGCTCCGATCTATCTTATGGTGTTTAATCCGGCAATAGCTGTATTAGGTGATGATGTTGAATTTGAAACGGATGTTGCAAGATTTAGAAATATGGATCAGCATATGGGAGATTTCGCTACTCAATTCTTAAAACCAAAGATGAGTAAAAATGCATATCCATTAGAAGATAAGTGGTATGTAGTACGAGGCGATGAGTTTGAGTTTGATGTTGGTGCATTAGGAACACTTCGACAAGCACTAGATGAAAACTTAGACAGTTCATTGATAAAGGTTGTAAGTGATTTAAATATCATCAATTTGGGGTCTAATAAATATAAAGCGCGATTTAAAAATGGACAGCACAGCGGTTATATCAGTCTTCGGTTGAATACTGGTAATACCATGGATTGGACATTTATTAACAGCGGCAACCGTTTGGTATATAATATAAATGTATCTAAACATTACGAAGAGGTTTAAAAATGGGTGTAGAAAATACAGAACAGTTTAATACGGGATCTACGGTTCCGGCCGAGAAAGCCGTCGAAGATCCAATATCAGCTAACACATTTAGGCAAATGCTTGATGTATTAGAATCATTGGCGACGCACAATCATATATTCTATGATGATTACACAACGGTATGTGAATGCCAGTGCCAGTGTGATTGTAGTAGAGGAACATTATAAAGAATTGAGAAATATATTATGAGCCAACCCATAGTTTGGTTGAGTAAAGAACAACTTGCAAAAAGAAAAAGTGAGCACTCTGCTACAGTTAATGTTTTAGATGATGGATCTTTTCAATTTAAGAGTGAACAAATTATAACCCCAAAGGGGTTATCTAAAACCAATAAGCTTATTTCTGTCGTTCCAAGAGAACAAGAAACTACTGTTAAATTAGATTCTGTTAAGTATCTTTTCCAAGAACTTAAACAAATGAATTTGATTCTAACCAATGCATGTAATCTGTCATGCTCATACTGTTACGAGCAACATAATAAAGATTTTGGAAGATTTACTGCAGATAGTTTATTATCTGCGTACAGATTTCTCGTAAATTCAAATACCAGGCAACGCAAAGTTTTTAATTTCTTTGGTGGAGAACCTCTTATCCACAAAGATATTATATTGGATTTTGTTCGCAAGAATGAAGCTGAATTACAGGAAAATGCGCGTGGAGATAATAACACTGTGGTCGGCATGGTCACAAATGGATTATTATTGACAGAAGAACTCATTGATGAATTTTTAGCTCATGACTTCACATATATTCTCATATCGTTAGACACTGATCGCGCTGAAGTCGATCACCGTGAGATCGGTCAAGATAAGATCGATAAGTTGATGGACATGATCGACTATATTCCAGATGGTCCTAAGCAAGAAAAACGAATAACTATTCGTTGCACTCTTGCAAGAGAAAATGCTCCGTATTTTACTGAATTTGCAGATCATTTATATGTTCGCGGCATCCGTCGAATGGTTGTACATCCACTAGTCCTTGATTCAAGTAAAGGATTCATTCGTTGGACAGATGATGAATGGGATAAATTGCACAAAGATATCCTCGATGTTTTAAGCAAATACCAAGATATGCAAATTCACTTCTCTGAAGGAGTCGGTCAAAAGGGCGAAGAAAACTGCATGATTGGTTCAGATATGATTGCTATTGATGCATCAGGTGATTTTTCTGGCTGTTATTTTTTCACCAACCAAAAAGCGGCAGCTGGTAATGGTGCGATTCTAGGAAATGTATTCAACGATCAAATCTATATCGATCGCTATAAACATTTTCAACGTGAATATGCCAAGATGTTCGAAGAAGAAGAACAATGCCAAACATGTGATTATAAGAATGCATGCTATCAATGTCCGGCTGGTAATTTGGATACTGGTACTCGTATGTTTAGACCAGATGATATGTGTCAGAAGATCGTCAAATTGTTCATTGACTTACAAGAAGATATCGCAAAAAAACAATTTAAAAACAAATACGACATTATTTGTAATTCACTGACCGCTGAAGGTGAGAATATCACCTTTGCTAAAGGGTTGAGCTACTTGATGTTTTACTATCATTTCAATTATCATCCAAAAGACTTGAATTTAGTGCACGCTCATTCTTATGATGTCGATGACTATAGAAAGCTTTTAGCTCTCTGGAAAAAGATGATTCAAAATGAAGGTGAATATAATTTCACCACTGAAAACTTTTCTGAATCAATACTAGGATTACTGACCGATGAAGTCGTGGAGGTTGATGATTTTTATCATTTTATTGTAGATCGTGGCAATTTGGTTCCTAGCAATAACCGTAAACATAAAGCAACCAATTCTTACGAGAGAGGCTTTTATTTGACGTTATTGCATTTGGTGATTTTACAAGTAGCACACAAAACATATGAAGGAACATTTAGTGAAAGACTTATCGATAAGGCAAATAAGTAAAGATCCTCTATTAGGTGTTAAATTACTCGTAATATATCTCGGCGATCAATG